GATACCAAACCTGGCATCCTTAGTAATTGTCGCTTGGTTGACCATCTCAGAGCTACTCATGAATGAGAAACCTGAACGTCTATTCTTTAGATAGCACATACCAAAGCACCTGTCGTCAGCCTTACACGCCTCCCAGAATATAAAGAATATCCTGTTACTCTCACGGAAATCAGGTAGACCAACGTCTATCTTGCTCCACTGCAAGTACATATAATGTGTGCCGGTGATATATGTCGGGATACTATTATTGACAAACCAGAAGCCATTATCTCTACGATTGAACTCTTGGTCTATATAGTCATCCCATTTAGCTTTGAACTTGTTATCAGTTCTGTCCCAATCAAAGATTGTCTTAATTTTTTGTAATTCTCTAGGATACTCAACAACTTCCCAGTGATTACTTCTATTCTCAACCTCTTCAGGCTTTGCTGGCAAGGCTATGTTAACACCATTAATGTTATATATCTCACCAATGGTTCCATCTTTTGATATAATGACAACGTCATATTTATCATTGTGGCCATACTTCCAGCTATTTGTAAGGTTACCTTTCTCGATAACCTTCGCACTAATAATATCTTTCTCAATTGTGTATAGCATTATTTGCCCCTTCTCTCAGCAAAGCCACCTTTTTTCTCTTGGATGTGTACGTTGCCCGTGATCATGTTACGCTCTTCTTCTATCCTTGATAGGATCTCGAACGCATCAAAGATAGCCAACTTCTTGGTTGCTGCTGCATTTTTTAATTTGTCAGCAGACACATCCCCCTCATCACCTGTCAAGATTTGCTCTTCAGCAACCTTAATAAGTTCTTTGATAGCCATCTCGCCTGCCTTGATTATTTTTAATTTATATTCTTCAGTTGTCATAATACGATGCAAATATTTCTTTCAAACATTCTGTACAGTTTTTTTCCGTCAATATCAAACCTGTACTCTGTGTCAGGCTGATACGACACCAATGTGCCAGCAGGGATATCAATAGCATCACTAATGTATGCGAGCTTACCAATCAATGGCTGCTCTACGCCAACCTCAAATACAGACAGATCCTTTTGCTTCTCAATTGGCTCCACAAAGCAATAAGGCGAGTGGGCCATCCATTCACTATCATTCTTTTTGTATAGGAAGAACTGATCGAAATCTACAATGTATAAATTATCTTTAAGGTGCGACATTGATTTGCGCTCCTTACCCTTCATGTCATAATAGCTTCTAAATACATTGTGGTGAACGACAAGCGTATCGCCTGCCTCAATTGGACCATCATAGCCAATTGGTGTATTAATTACTGTAGCGAACCTATTGGTGGCCTTATGGTCTTCTTTTGATGTGCTAATAATTAGCCCACTCTCCCTAACATTGTCGTAAGATTTACCACCAACCGGTTCTACAATAAAGTAGAACGGGGATCTCATTATATAAAGTTTATATTAAATTCAATTGATACAGGCATACTATATGTGAACTTCTTCCACAATAATATCTCTCTATCTTTCTCGATGTATATTAAAATAGCGCCATCCTTATCAGATACAATCTGATGCACGATATGGCTGCCATCCAATACTGACTGACCTACAACGTAGTTCATTGCGTTCTTGTAGTCAGTACCAACTGCTATCTTTCTGATTATCATATAACAAGCACCCATCCGGATGTCTTTTTGATATACAGGTTCTCTGTGTCTGCTTGGAAACACAAAGCACCTGGGCTAACAGTTAACGCAGTTCTTGCAGCAGTATTCGCTACACTGAATGTATTTTTGTACACATAGTCTCTAAGTGTAGACAATTGAATGTTTACTGTAGATGAATCAGCATTTGAAGACAACAATAATTCTGTGCCTGTAAGATCTGTATCTTTTGCGTAACTTGATATTTTAGCCATTTTTATATTCTCCTGTGTGTAAGTCTATTGTTATGTCGCCATATTCCTGCGACAATTCATGCTGAAACGATTGTAGGTCCTTTGCAACACCTTCAATTCTCTCAATAAATTCTTTCTTTGCTACGTCCGCACTTTCCATCTGAGCTCTTGCTCTTGAGATTTGGATTTCTACGTCTGCAATCGAGTCCTTTAAATATCGTAAATCACGATTTAAAGCAACTAACTTTTCTAATTGGTCTTCTTTGATTTTATTCATTTTAATAATTTATATAGTATGATTGCTAAGATAACCAACAGTACAAGGGGTAAACCCTTATACAGATACTTGCTATCTTGATATTCAATTACCTTGTATGGCACTCTGTCATGCGTCACAACCCTTATTGTGTCAGGCTTGACAGTTGCCTTAAAGTATATTTTCTTTTCTTTAACGATGAACTTCAGCTTTAATACTGTGTCCTCGTATGTCATTGTGTCCGTGATGTAAAAACTATCGGTGTGGTTGTACTCCTCAGTTATTACCGTAGTATCATGCACAATAACTTTTTCTTTATTGAATAGTGTTGGATCCTTCTTAAGCGCACGGTTTAAGTGCCACTCAGCGGAGCATGATGTGAGTAATAATATGAGGAGTAATGACCTTAGCACTTCTTTGAGTTCTTTGCAACAGGGTTGTTTGTTGTTCCTGGCTTTGCCTTAGATGTCATCTTTTTAGGTGCTGCCGGCTTGGTGTTTTTAATGGTAATTGCCATGATTATTTTTTTGCTGCGTTTTTAAACATCATTTTAGCTGCGGTAGCTTTACCTACTGCAACAGCCTTCTTAGCAGGCATACCTTTTTTCTCATAGCTTTTAGCTACGCTCTCAGCCATAGGTGCAAAGTTTTTACCCTTTTTCCCGATGTCTTTACCAGCAACGGCTTTCTTTACGATTGTAGATTTTTTCATATTGCTTTCAAAGATAGTTATTTTTCATTAATCTACACTAGCAATAATACCATTTGTAATACGCAAGTTTTGTTGACCAGGAGGATTTGTTGGTACGGTGAATGTGCCAGTGTATCCTATAGGTACGCTATCTATCAGCCTATGAAGCGTCTTAAGTATCCAGTCAATTGACATTGGGACGCTGACACTATACTCGTTAAAATTTTTAGGTGGTCTTAAGATCATGCCACAAAGATACTACTTCTTTGTTGACTTATTGTTGGAGCCGTTGCGAGCTCTGTTCGTTTTTGTCTTCTCAATCACAACCGATCCGTCCTTCTTGTGGCTGAGATCAATACCCTTAGATGCTCGCTTACCATAGATGCCACGTTGGTGCGCTTCTTTGTTAAGCTCTTCACGATACTTCACGCGAGAAGGAGATGCCTGATACGCTTTGTCGTATGAGTAATCTCTGCCAGTAGCTTTGTTGCTACCCGGTCTACTATTCTTCGCTACTATTTTGTTTTTTGGCATTATTTCTTCTTTGCCGTCTTTGCAGATTGCTTGAATGCTTTTGCGGTTGGAGCGCCTTTAGTGCCAGGTTTTCTCATTGTCTCACCGCTACCGGCTTCAATGCGCTTCTTCTTTGCATTTACATTTGCGTATAGTCCTTGTTTCATTTTGTAAATTTTTCTGCTACTGTTCCAATACCGTATGCGATAGATATGTATTCTACAGCCTCTATTGCCTTTAATTCTTTATACATAAACATATAAGCGATTAAGGATATAAACCCAATTGCACCAAGAACTCTCTTATGAGATACTCCTTCGCTTGACGATAACATATCTACAAAGAACTTTTTCATTGTAATATATCTGATTGTGCACTTGTGATTTTCATTAATAATCCGCCTTCAACTCTCTTTGCTTCGCGCCCATTGTTTAACACGATGATTGTTGGAACGGTCTTAACTTTCATTTTATCTTTTAGTTCTGGAAACTTGTCTAAAGATAAAAAGTAATATTTTACTCCGTTAACTGTTTTCCACTGGTAAGTATTTACTTTGTTCCATTCGTAGTTAATCTGAACTACTGTCTTACCATCATTTAAGTTTGGAACTCCTTGTTCTGGTTTCTTGAATCCAAACCAGATTGCTGTTGACAGCAATGCAAGTATTATTAAAAATGTTTTCATCTCATTAAGCGTTCTTCCATTTTTTCAAGTCTCAAATCAATTTTCTCAACCTTGCGATCTATGTTATCTACTGTTGTTCGTAGTAACTGATCTTTTAGCTGATACTCTTCTGCTGATACCGCTGGTTTAGGTAAACTCTTCGCCTCTTCAATGTCAGATGAGAGCTTATAGTAAACTCCCATTAACGATGCCAACCCACACACAATAACTACCAGAAACTCAAGCGTAAGTGTGAATTTCGTGTTTTTATTAACCTCAAGGCTTTCCATTATTCTTCAGTAACTTCGCCAAACTCAATGCTTGGTTGTTCGTTAATTTTTTCTAATGCTTTTACAATGTTTGTAACTTCAACAAGGTTAAAGCAACCTTTAGCGATAGCAATGTTTAATGCTTCTGCGATGATTTGTTTTGCTGTATTTGTTTCCATGATTTTTTAATTTAATGTCCAAGGTAAAGGTGTGTTTTCTGGAGATACAGGAGGATTTATTTGAGAATCGATTTGACCTTGAATACAAGCCTCTATGTTGCTTACGCCATCTACTCCCAATCCATTTTGAATCCAAGTTGTAACAATGTCGTTTGTTAAATCTTCATAAGGAATAAATGTAGAAACCGAAGCGGTTGAAAATTGTGCTACATTGCTTAAAGATGCCGTATAAACGCCATCAACTCCTGTTACGTCATAATAAGCAGTAACTACATAGTTCTGCTCGTTTTCGATTGTTTTCGTGTAAAGGGTAGTTACTACCCAAGTATAGTTTGTCATAGTTTTATGCTTTTAATAAAATTTTATAATCTGTTCCATTAATTTTAACAGTCCAAGTTCTATCTGATACGACTGTTTCTGTTGTTACCGTTCCTACGTTTAATCCTGCCGTTGAACTACCTACTACAAATTGATTGGATGCGGTAGCACTTGCACTACGACCTAATATAACACAACTAGATTGACCTGCACTAGATGAACTATCTCCTACAATAACATTATTTAATCCATTTGGTCCTACACTTGTAGACCTACCAATTACTACGTTTTGTGCTGCACCTGTTCCACCCGGACACGCATTGTAACCTATATAAACATTATTGCCACCTGTAGTAGTTCCAACTCCTGCTTGATACCCTATAGCAATATTGTTATCTGCTGTAGATGCCGTTAACGCTTGATAACCGATTGCTACTAATCCTGTGCCTGTTGAGTTGGCTGCACCTGCGTCTTGACCTATTCCTATATTTTGTGATGCATTATTCGTTATCAATGCACCACGACCTATTGCCACGCAAGAACTTCCTGTAGTTATACTATTAAGAGCATTTGCTCCAATTGCGGTATTGTTAACACCACTAGTATTTGCTACTAACGATTGAAAACCTACTGCGGTATTATTTGCGCCTGTAGAAACTCTTAACGCTTGATAACCTAAAGCGGTAACTCCTGTTCCACTTGTATTAGTTAATAAAGCCTCATAACCAACAGCCGTATTATTTGAAGCTGTGTTATTTTGTAATGCTGTTCTACCTATTGCTACGTTATTGTTTCCTGCAATATTATTTTGCAAAGAACGACCTCCTAAAGCAATATTACCTGTTCCCGTAGTTATAGAAGTTGCGGATAAATAACCTACAGCCGTATTGCTACCCGCAGTTGAAACTCTTAACGCTTGGTAACCTACTGCGGTAGTTTCTGATCCAGTTACGTTTAAAGCCAAAGTTTGAGATCCTATAGCAGTATTACCGTCTGCAGTAGTATTTAATCTCAAAGCATGCTTACCAAAAGCAGTATTAAAGCTTCCTGTATTTGATAATAATGCTTCATGTCCAAAAGCTGTATTACTGCCACCTATCAAGTTAGCAGTCAATGCACTTAATCCAAACGCAGCGTTATCAACACCCGTTGTATTGCTATCTAAAGCCCCTTGCCCAAAAGCAGTATTTGATGTTATCGCTCCACCACCATAATTTGTTATATCTAAAGTAGATAACAAAATAGCTGAATCGTTTCCAGCTCCATCTGTTATTCTTTTTAATGTTGTAGTAAGAGCACCTGAATCTGTTGTTTTAATTAAACCAGTATACGTGTCTTGCGGTTTTGTACCTAATAATGTAGTTCCCATTTTTTATTTTTTTATAAACAATTGTTCCAATTTGTATTTATATTGTTCCAATTTTGTGCATTGTACAAGTTCCAGTTAGTCGTAGCAAAACAAACTCCAATAGATCCATTAAATGATGTTGCTATCTCAATGACGATACCAATAATCATATTACCAGATCGCTACAATATTTGATGCCGCTGTTCCGGTTGCAAACACTTGAAGTACCTGTACCGGCATATATCCAACTGGATGATTAGCAAACAAAACATTATCACCACCAACTGTTTGAACAGTAATATTACCTGCGGTTCCAATGTATAGAACGCATCCATTACTGATGCCATTCATTACTGAGGGAATTAATGCTGAATCTGATGGGGTCACAGCTGCTGCTCTGTACCCCTGAAGTTTTTGATATGCCATAATTTTCTACAAATATAGTTATTTTTG